AAGAGCTTCAACGACTGCTTGACAGGCAGCTTGGACAATCACAACTTCTTCATTAAGAATCGCAAGGAAGGTGCCACCAAGTTCCTCAACGTCCTACAGGGACGCAACATGGAAGAAGGCGACATCTGGTGGGACGCTGCCAAGGACTTGCCATTTGAGAGCTGGGCATTCTCCAATGTGCAGGCTTCAAACTTCACCATCAACCTGCGTCGACTGATCATCATGCGCGATGAGAACTATCTGCAGGGCCGCGAATGGCTGCACTATCTGGGCAATGGCAAGATCAAGGCAGGCTGTGCGCTGACCAGCCTGCAGCGTGCGCTGCGCAAGCATGTAGACGATCAGCTGACCATATCATTCGATGCAGCTAGCCCATTTGTCATGACTGCCAAGGGTCAGATGTATTATGGCCATGAGCTGAGCGCAGAGAACGTCAGCTTCAAGGGCGGTCCCATCGTGGACAAGAAAGAGCTGAAAAACAACCCACAGCTGCTCAACGATTGGATCGCCAACAACTTACCCAAGAAGATGGTACCTGTGCGCAGCAGAATAGGTGACCAAGTCAGTGTGGGCGACATCTGCGTGAGAGGCTATGATGACCTTGATCCCAAGCAGATAGCATTTACTAAGAAAGAGATTGACAGCGGCTATTGGGCCAGCACGCCAGAAGGTCGTGCCAACGATCCATTCAAGTGGACCAAGGCCTACAAGGAATATCTCACACACAGCCAAGACAATGGCGGCCTGTTTGATCTGGGCAATGTTGATTACACAGAGCTCAGCAACAAGTATCAGGTCAAGTGGCCCAGCAGCATGGATGGGTTCAGCTATCTGCTAGCTATGAACCACAACACAGAGCTGCATATCAACGCAATACAAGCAGCCAATCGTTGCCAGGATCTGCCCATGAGCGAGGCCAAGGAATTCCTCACGCAGGATCTGCTGGAGTTCAAGGACCTGGTAGAGGACATCTTCACCAGCGAGCGACCCATGGATCTGATCAACAAGCATGAGAAGATGCTGCAGAGCATCACGGGCATGGATGCCAACAATGACGTTTCAATGTTAGTAGAGGACATGTGATGGAAAGAGATTATGTGGACGGCGTGAAGAACGACGTGATCTTCTTCACAGGTTATGAAGTAGAGCACACACCGCAGCGAGGAGCTCATACACTGTTCGTGGTGGGACGACAAGATGTAGATGACATAGATCAGATGGCACAGCTCAAAGTGTGCAAGCACATCTATCTGGGTGCCAACCAAAGCTTCAAGGTCAGCGGATACGAAGACTACGATGCGTGGAAGAGCTGGGATGACCTCTGCGTGACGCTGCTGGAACGCGGCTACTGGGTCACGCTAGATTTTGATCTCGAACATTGGCTGGGCGTAGCCGAGATGGCTGCTATCAGCTACAGCCAGTTCATACCACAGATATCAGTGAAGATACCTTATATCTCACTGGGCAATTACAACACCTGCGTGAAACTAGACGACACGGGATTCAAGGCCAGCAATCCAGGTGTGTGGGTGCATAGCTTACACGATCTCATGGATCGCAAGGTGTTCACGCCCTGGGCTGCCTATAGCAAGGACGAACAAGCATGAACGACACACAACGACTGGAAGCCATGGACAGCTACTTTGGCCGTTATCGCAAGATGATGTCAATGTTGAAGCAAAATGAACAGCAATACGATCAAACTCGCAAGATGTATGAACAGCAGCGTACCGAACTACAGGAAGAACGCCAACGCATCTCGCACCAGCTGACCAACATGCGTCTGGTAATCACCAAGATGATAGACGATGGCATTGATCCCGTCATGGCAGGGTTGATCATGAACGAAGATGACCACAAATCCATGGATATGTGGCAAACCCGCGACCAGGAAAGCTTTGGCATGACCACCGACGATATCATGAAGCGGATTGGCAATGCAGGACTGGGCATGGGACAACTGTCCCCCATGACGCAGTTGAGCATCAGCAGCATGCTTAACACCGGTGCCACCGGAGCCACTGGAGCCATAGGGGCACAGGGGTCGATCACTAGCATGGGCCCAAATGGCGGATATCAACAGGGTTATGGCACAATACCTCCGCAGCACATGCACCCAGGTGTAACAGCAGACTGGAAAGCCTATGACAGCGGCAATGGATACGATTACAGTGTTCAGTTGGAACCATAGTTGCGCACACCGCCTAAATAGATTACAATCAAGCACGCAACCCACTGCGTCAACATCGGGAGATAAACTTTGACTATCAGTGACACAATACGCCAGCGAATCAAGGCAGCTGGTGCCAGCTTCAACGCCAACGACAACATCAGTGCGTTCATCGAACCCGGTGAGACTGATCAGCTGATCGAAGAGCTCAACGCACGCTTTGATGCAGTGTTGGACAGCTTGATCATCGATCGCGAGAATGATCCCAACAGCCACGACACTGGTCGCCGCTTGGCCAAGATGTATGTGAAAGAGCTGATGAGTGGCAGGTATTTCGCAGCACCAAAGGCCACTGCCTTCCCCAATGACAGCGAGGAACGCTACGAAGGCATGTTGGTAGTTCGCAGCGAGCTCAAGAGCGTGTGCAGCCATCACCATCAGCCAGTGAGTGGCGTGGCCTACATTGGCATCATCGCAGCACAGAAGCTGATCGGTCTCAGCAAGTACAGCAGGATAGCACAGTGGTGTGCACGTCGCGGTACGCTGCAGGAAGAGCTGTGCAACGACATCGCCAAGGAGATCATGAGGGCCACTGACTCAGAGAACGTGGGAGTGTACATCCAAGCTTCCCATGGATGCTGCGAAAATCGGGGCCTAATGGCACATTCTAGTTTGACACAGACCACTGTGCTGCGCGGTGCGTTCTTTACAGATCAGAGCACCAAGAAAGAATTCTTTGACAACATCAAGCTGCAACAGGAATTCGCACCAAGATAAGTAGTTTGGCATCATTCCTGCTAATTAGGATAAATAAGCATAGGAGATACCTATGAAGATTTATCTTTATGTAAAGCAACACAGAAAAACCGGTCTAAAGTATTTTGGAATGACTGCTACCAAAGATCCTTATGTATACTGCGGGTCGGGAAAATATTGGAGACGGCATCTAAAACAGCACGGATTGGATATTGATACAGTGTCAGTCTGGGAGTTTGAGGATCGTGAAGAATGTGAGAAATTTGCCTTAGAATTCTCACACAAAGAAAATATTGTCGAGTCAACAGAATGGGCCAATCTAAGACCAGAAAATGGTAGAGATGGTAAAGTTCCAGGTAGTCCCGGTATGAAAAAAGAAAAGAACCCTAACTGGGGTAAGAAATATGAAAAAGGAACCAATAACTTCTACGGTCAAAAACATTCAGAAGAAACCTTAAAAATAATGCGTGCCAAGAAAGCAGGGCCTAATAATCCAAGAGCTAAAAAGGTAAACACGCCGATTGGAGTCTTTCTATGTCAGAAAGATGCTGCTAAAGCACTCAATGTATCTCGCGAAACCTTAAGGATAATGATCAAAAATAACACGCCCGGCTATAACTACTATTAGTCTACACAGCGGCGCTTATGGCTTCACCCCGCTTTACAAATTCTGCAGCCTATGGTACACTAGCATAGGAGCACGATCATGACATTTATTCGCATCCACCATCAATATACTTTAACATAGGTATTTCAACTCTCCCTAGTCAACTAAATACTATGGAGGATTGATCATGATGTATTACCTAATGATAAAGGAAATAGAACAAACAGGCCTGAAATATCTCTGTAAACGAAAACAGAGCAGAAAATCTGATGATCATATATCATATAAAGGATCAGGCAAGCTCTGGCGCAGAATCCTAAATGCACATCCCGAATATACCATCAAGACCACTGTCCTGGGACTTTATGATCGCGACGATTTATACAAATATGGACTTTATTACAGTAATCTTTATAAGATAGTTGAAAGCGATGATTGGGCTAATCTCATGCCCGAGCAGGGAGATGGCGGGATTACTCATGCAAACACACATCCCTACATCAACGAAGCAACAGGCGATATCACTTACAGAACAGAATGTCCAATAAATTATAGGCCATATTACAACAAGCAACGTCCATGCCGGGTGATACATAATCCAGAGACTGGACAGATCAAAAAGATAACGCCAAGTGCTGCTACGCCGCCCGGATGGCAAGATGGCGGAATGAAGGGTAAATTCTCCTACGGGCCAAGAAAAAACCAGACTAGAGTCTATCATAACGGCCAGCGAAAAATATATGTAAAGATCGGCGATACGGTGCCAGATGGATTTGTACCAGGCGTACATTATCCAGGCATCACCAAAGATAGGATAGGATGCCATAACCCCTATACCTTGGAAAAACGATATCTATTACCAGGCGAACCAATACCACCAGGATTTGTTAAAGGTTTACTACCCACTACTGGACTACGCATCGAATGTCCACAGGGTAAGTTTGATAGTATAGCAGGATGCATGCGTGCCACAGGATTGACCAGATACGCCATCGAAGGTAAACTTAAGGATGATCCTAGATGGCGCAAGATAAAGGAAAGATAATGACATATCAAGCAGTAACATATAGATTCGTATCGACCAAAGAATATATCGACGAATTCCCTTGCGCATACAAACAATGGAAAGCCGACACACATTGTAATCTCAACCATGGATACTCATTCAACATGAAATT